TACGACTATAGTAAGAACATGAAAGACTTCACACCTAATCAATTAAAGGAAGCACATGAACGCACGAAAAAGATTACAGATTATCTGATTCGTGAAGGATATGCTGAGAATACCGATATGGCTGGTAACATCATCATGGGTATGAGTGAACAATGGTATGAGCAAATTTTGAATGACTAAAGAATTTGATAAATTTATTGAGGAGGCAGCATCAAAACGTTGTCCTTCAGGGGAATATTATTGCCATACTAGGGAAAAGTGTATGCCAGTTCCCAAAGGATGGCACGTAGGTCGTGCTGGTTATTTGGCAAAGGATGAAGATGAAAACAATGAAAATGGACAAACGGGAAATGGGAATTCTCATAGTTCTAATAATGGCAGTGGTGGCAATGGGAACGGTTCAAATGGTGGAGGAAACGGAGGTTAACCGATGGCAACAGCATTCGCAAACCAATTAACTAACAGGAATTTTTTATCTCCTGCTGCGTTTCAATTTACTGTTACAAAGGAACCAAAGGTTTCCTTCTTTTGTACTAGTGCTAGTATTCCAGAATTATTCTTTCAGACTAATGTTCAACCATCTTACCTAAAGGATATTGATGTTCCTGGTGAGAAATTAGAATATGGTGATTTGACTGTAAGATTTTTAGTTGATGAGGATTTAAAAAATTATATGGCAATTCATAATTGGATGACTGGAATTGGTTATCCTGAAACTCTGCAAGATTTTAAAACGGAAACTACAAAACCCGATACTAGTAGAGATATGAATCAACAGTTTAGTGATGGTAGTTTATCAATACAAAATAGTAATTTTAGAACAAATGCTATAGTAAAGTTTAAAGATTTATTTCCAGTATCATTAACCTCTTTGGAATTTGATACAGCAGTTACGGATATCCAATACTTTACAGCAGAAGCCACTTTTAAATATTTGGTGTATAATATAGTAGCAGAAGACGGTAGAACCAGACTATAGTATGAATCTTGAACAAATTCAGGAGATGTGGGAGCGTGATGCTGTCATTGATCCTGATAATCTACATGATGAATCTTTAAAAATTCCACAATTACACTCAAAGTATTATACAGTTTATAATACGATTACTTTGTTGCGTGAAAAAGCAAGAGACTCATACAATAAAATAAAACTAGAAAGGTATAATTTCTACACAGGAAAGGCACCAGCAGAGGTGTATGTTGAAGAACCATTTCCGTATAAGGTTAGAGAAAAGGATGCAATACAGAGGCATCTAGAGGCAGATGCCAAATTAAATAAGATAGACTTAAAGATAAGATATTACGATACCACTTTAAAATTTCTAGAAGAAATTATAAAAAATGTTTCAAATAGAACGTTCCAGATTAAGAATGCTATCGAATGGAATAGATTCCAAGCAGGAATGTAATAAATAGATTTTTAAAACTGTAAGGGAAGGACTCGAACCTCCAAGACACCCGCAAAGGAATCGGCTGTTAAACGGACAGCTGTGTTTACCATTTCACCACCTTACATTAAAGCCCTATGAAAGGGCTGACATTAGACGTTGGACTCCTATTCCACCTCCAGAACGAGGGAAGAAATCAAAGGAGAGGAACTCTTCAAGTTCTTTCTCCACTCTTTCTTTACCAAACAAATCAATGATGAGTTGTGCATACTGTCCATCCGAGATGGTATAGAATGTATCTCTCATCTGTTTTTTGTCTGTGCTCCTCTCAGCACTGCCGATAGTTTCTTTACCACCTAAGATAACATCTATCTTTTTACTGGTACCATCATCGTTCCGTGCCATATTCCAGAATGGTGATGTCCACTCAGGGAAGTCAGTAATCATACCAGAACCAATCTTGTCTTCATGTTCATGTTCAAGTTCTTTTACATTATACATGTTTGACCAATCATCATAAGTTTCAATCTCTAGATCAGGTAGTCCCAGATATTCACATAATTCAATTTCCATTTGTTTCAACTCTTCCACACCACCCTTCATTTCAAACTCAAACATAGGGAATATAGTTTCATGTCTACCTGGTACAGGGTTTGGTTCTGCCCTATATGAGGTTGAGACACAAAAAAATCCTTCCGCAGAAGGATTGGATAACAATTCATATTCTAACCACATCTGCCCTGTTTGTGGTAGGGGCCAAATATTATCATTATAATTATATGTTGCTACTGTTTCTGGATCTTCACAAGCAGCAAGAATACTTAAACGATTTTGTGTATGTACTTCATAGAAATTTTTAGCCAAAAAAAAGGAGCGTAAACGCCCCACAGTCTCGGTATATTTCTTTGGATCAATCAAGCTTGTCATTAATTTTGCTCAAACTGATAATATTTAGCACATTGATATCTTACTAAATATCTCTATATGAACACTATGTCATGTCCCATTTGGTTATATCAAAAAAGAATGAGGTATTTTTGCGTGTTCAAGCAGAACCTCATGTATATTATGAATTAGCAGATCAGTTTACTTTTGAAGTACCTGGAGCAAAGTTCTCACCTGCTTATAAGAAGAAATTTTGGGATGGTAAGATAAGACTCTTCAATACCCAGACTGGAGAAATATATATTGGTTTATTAGATAGAGTAGTACAGTTTTGTAAAGATCACGGATATACTTACGAGTTTGTAAATAGTAAACACTATGGATTACCCTTTGAAGTAAATGAGGGTATATCGAAGGAAGGTGTTAAAGATTATATGAATGCTATTTGTCGTCATCAACCCAGATCATACCAGGTAGATGGAGTATACGATGCCTTAAGACATAATAGAAAGTTATTAATATCTCCAACTGCTTCAGGTAAGTCATTGATGATATATTCGATTGTGAGATATTACGTTGAAAATAAGAAAAGTACTCTGATAGTTGTTCCAACGACCTCGCTCGTAGAGCAAATGTATAAAGACTTTGCAGACTATGGATGGGATGTTGGTTCATTTTGCCACAAGATATACGCAGGGAAAGAAAGAGAGACGGACTCTCAAGTCATCATTACTACCTGGCAATCAATCTACAAACTTCCCCGAAAATATTTTGAGAGATTCTCTGTTGTGGTGGGGGATGAGGCTCACCAGTTTAAATCGAAATCACTTATATCTATAATGACAAAACTTAGTGATGCAAAATATCGCTTTGGATTTACTGGAACACTTGATGGAACTCAAACACATAAGTGGGTTCTTGAGGGATTGTTTGGACCTTCCTATAAGATCATTAAAACTGACGAGTTAATGAAGAAAGGGCATCTTGCCAAACTGGATATCAATGTACTTCTATTGAAACACCCACCGAATAAATTTGAAAACTTTGAGGAAGAGGTTCAATATATTATCGGACACAACCGTAGGAATAACTTTATTAAAAATCTTGCTCTTGATTTAAAGGGTAATACTTTAATACTTTATGCAAGAGTTGAGGGACATGGTGAACCGTTATATAATTTAATAAATAATAGTAACATTATTGAAAGTCGCCAAGTATTTTTTGTACATGGTGGTGTCGATACTGAGAGTAGAGAACAAGTGCGTGAAATCACTGAACGTGAGAATAACGCTATAATCATTGCATCATATGGAACTTTCTCCACGGGAATTAATATTAAAAACCTTCACAACGTCATTTTTGCTTCTCCGTCTAAATCTAGAATTAGGAATCTACAATCAATTGGAAGAGTCCTACGAAAAGGAGAAAACAAAACCAAAGCAACGTTATATGACATTGCTGATGACATTAGTTACAAATCTAAAAAAAATTATACCCTGAATCATTTGATTGAAAGGATTAAAGTCTACAATGAAGAAAACTTCAATTATGATATAGTAACAGTACCGTTTAAAAATTAATGGATAATGAATTTTATGCCACAATTAAATTAGTTAGCGGAGAGGAGATATTTTCTCTAGTTTCTGTTGAGGAGAATACTGACAACCCTCTTATAATGCTTTCAAATCCAGTAATTATGAAAATGGTATCTACTCCAGAGGGATCTATTGTAAAAGTAAAAACTTGGATGAGTATTCCTGGCGACGATCCTATTGTAATTAGATGGGATAAAGTTATTACAGTAACAGAAATTAAAGAATCTTCTGTAATTAACATCTACAATAACTATCTTGAAGATGAAAGATTTGATATTAATGAGATTGGTGAAATCAACAAACCTCATAGAAATGATGTTAAAAATAAATTAACACAAAAAATGGGATATATCTCAACTGTAGAAGATGCCCGTAAGTATCTTGAAGGAATCTATAAGATTAAAAAAGAGAGCTAATAAATCCCCTTCAACCCTGACAGAGTTATTCTACTTATTTTTATGTACCTTGTCAAGCCCCAAAAGTATGCTATAATAG